TTCGCTTTGCAAGACCCAAGGCTTTGCGACCTGCGGCGGTCGTGCAGGCTGCGACACAGAGTTTTCGGATAGGACTGACTCGGGAGCCGGTTTGACCGTAGACTGAGTTTGCAACCACTTTGTAAGCAAGCTGAAGACCATTGAAGACACTTCGCTGAGCTTCGTCATACTGTGTATCTTCCATCTTCTCTTTGAATTCCTTTCGCTTCTTCAAGAGGATGTCGAGTGTTTTGGGTAGAACACCGACTGTCATTGGATTCTCATTGGGCTGGACGAAGGTGCATATGGTCTTTCCAGTGATGACACCCTTGTCGTCCTTCGTATCGTATTCCACCTCTTCCAACACATACTTCTCTTTCAACACTTCCATCTGTTCCAGCTTCATCCCTTCATGTCGTAGTTTCGTTCCTTCTGCATCAAACTCACGCTCACACACCAAGGTGTCTGGTGATAGATTGTAGCTAATCATGTTGGTCGGATACAAGCTGTTGAAATCCAGCACACTGATGGGTTGGTCGAGATACATCCCAATCTTGGGTGGAAGCACAATCGCACCTTCATATCCATCTCCGTCTCCGATTGCGTATTGGGTCTGAAGAATCTGGTCACGCTGTGATGCGTAGTACACCACCGCACTGAAGATTTTGATACCTTGACCGCGTCGTAAGACATACTCCATGGGAACCTTGCACACATCCGCCATTCCACGCGCATTAACCAATGTATCCAGCTTGGACATCAATGTCAACACCAAATCACAATCCTGAATACAATACTTGGCGATTCGTGCTCGTCCAGCTGGACCTCCTTCTGCGTGAAGGCGAAACAACTCATGCGGTTCCACATCGTCCTTGGTAAAGGTCCATTCGAGACTCTTCTTCTCTGCGTCCGTCAACTCACTCATCAGGTCGGTAGGACACTCAATGGTGAAGCTCTTGGCGGTCATGGAAGTCACGCGATACTTCTCACCTTCTCGATACGGGTCTGAAGTGTTTCCCACCAAGTCGAATCGCACATAGTTTCCTACACGAAGACCTCGTGTGCTCTTGGTCTTGACGGTATGGTCTGCGTACTCCAACACTTTGTCACGCAAGAACACGGACGCAACCGAATCCAACTTGAACGAGTCCAAGGAATGTTCGCGGCGCATGTTCAAGAGCAAGTCCAAGCCTAGACGACCTCGGAGTGTCAAGAACCTCAAATCATACTTGCCAGATGCCAACTCGAACTTCTTGGTCTCACTGAACTTCACACCCCATGAATCACCCTTCTTGGTCTTGGATTGACACCGAGACAAGTCAATCGCATCCAGAATACTTAGTTCACTGCATCGGTCTTCAATGTATGCGTCATCAAAGCCAAAGGTGTTATATCCACACATCACATCAGGATTCTCTTTACGAATCTCATGGGCAAACTTGAACAGCATGTCCTCTTCGGTTTTACAGGCGACAAACTCGGTATCGTCTTCCGAAGGGTCTACGCTTCCTACGACAAACACTACGCGACGAAGAGGGTCCATCAACTTATCTGACCAACGATAGGAGATACCGATTTGAACGATTGGGTCACCCTTCTTGGCTTGAGGAAACAATCCAGACTTGGAATACATCTCCAAATCATACGACGCCACCTTGAGTGGAATGATTGCGTCACAGGCAGAGACTTCCTCCACATCGCATTGGTAGAAGGCATCAATGTTGTAGAGAGGGTCCTCCGTTTCTCGGTCCACTGGAATGGTGAATCGATGTTCTGTGAACTGAATCGCACTCGCAGGATTGATGTGACGGTCGTGGAAGAATCGCATGAATCCAGGTAGGTTGCTCTCATACAACTGACCTTTACTGATTTTCACCGCATCCATCATCTTGGCTTTCGTATCGCATACGACTTTCCAGACTTCCGTTGTCTTGAGGTCGGCAAACCCTGCAAAGACATCGTATTTCTGAACCTTGGTGGAAGTCACTCCAACGAGGTCAGGCTTAGTTCCACGCACATAGAAGTAAGGCTTAAATCCATTCACTCGAAGACACGCTACAGTTCCTGTATCTGTTCGTCCGAAGACATCGACGACAAACTTACCGTTTGTGTCATGTTCGTACCAATCACACGGTTGAAGACGAACCATTTTACTATCTAGTTGCGAGGGACTTCTTCATTCGTTTTCTACGAAACTTTCTGGATTTGAATGTAAGAGATGAACCACACCACCAATACCTATGACTGGTTTTTCGCACCGACTCGTATTAAGGCAGATAAATACGAGGAGGACACGAATGCCATTTCCAGCAAGGACTCGCTGACCCGTCAGACTGCGAGTCTCACGGCTGGCTGTTCAGACACCTTGAACCCTGCCGCCGCAATGGCTGACCAACCCGGTATGATTGCGATGGGTGGATATGGTCAGCCTGGAAGTGGATGCAAAGTCGATGAGAATACTGAACTTCGATGGGGCATTGAAGGCGCACATCGTCAGAAGGGACCTAAACAGATGTGGGCTCGTCCATTCGCAACCACTCCCTTCTTATCGGGTGGAGACCCAATGGCGGTTGAAGATGAATCAGGATTGATTCGCTCTGCACCTCCTCGTAACCGCAAAGACGTCTCCACCATCATGGACAAGATGATTCCAAACTATTACCAACCTCTCATTCCCGTCAAAAGCAGTGATTACAAGGATGTCAATCATTGGGTCGAACAATGGACCCGCGGAGGCGACCCCACTCGTTTACTATCACAAACTCGATAAGTTGTAGAATATAATGAAAGTACTCTTCTTTGCGAATCGAATGCCAGACTTGTGTGGGGCGTTCTTGCATGATATTGACTTAGGTCTCGAACTTCAAACGCGCGGCCATATGGTTATGTTTTTGACTATCAAAGTTCCGAAGGAAGGCTATAACGGAGGCACCTATCGCGGTTTCCGGTTCTTACATTACACAGCTGCTTCGTCGTTTTTGGAAACCTCGAATGTCTGGATTTGCCCTCATTCACCCATCTTACCGGATGTGCGTAAAATCAACTCACGAGGCTATAATCGTCCTATTATCGCCACCTGCCACTTTGACGGAAACTACAACACCATTCGAACCAATGGTAAGAACGACTGGGCTGAATTACTTTTGTTTATCAACTCGATTATGGAAGTCCAATATCGAAAGAACATCGTACCTTGGCCCTCACAGATTCAACAGACTGCAACCATTCGTCCCTTGATGCATCGAAACAAGATTGAGATTCAAGAACCCTTTCGCGGAGATTGTATTACCTTGGTCAATGCAAACGTCAATAAAGGTGTTCAGCAGTTTTTAGAGATGGCACGCAAAATGCCTGAACGTAGATTCTTAGGTGTCTTACCGTATTATGGCGAACGACAAGTGCCTCCATCATCGTCCAATGTAGAATGGGTGCCGTTCGACGACGATATTCGTGTGATTCTCAAACGAACTCGAATCCTTTTGGTTCCGAGTTACTATGAGAGTTTTGGTCGTATTGCAGTGGAGGCAATGTTGAATCGCATTCCAGTCATCTATTCTAAACCTAATCCAAACTCAATCTACCCAGGTGGAAGCACGGAAGGACTCGATGCATGGATTCAGCCTGTAGGGATTGGATGTATTCGAGACAACCTTGATGAATGGCTCACTGCGATTCGTTCGTTGGACAATGAAACTGTCTATTCTGAGCGAGCAGAACATTCGAGACAACATATTGAAGAGATGAATCTTTTTGCGGAAGCGTCTCGAATTTCGGGACTTGTGGAACAGTTTGTTCAACGCAATCCGGTAGTGGTTCGTTCTGAGCCGGCTCCGGCATCTCTAGTTTCACGCCCTGCGGAACCGGGACGTCTACGAGAACCTCCTGCAGGGCGTCCGGCAGGGGTAGCGTTTTCGAATGGGCGACTGAGAATACAGCGTTAATCTTACCTTGAAGCCAACGTCCTCGTTCACAGAGTTCTTTCTGTTCGTCTGAAAGACCTGAATCCACAATCGGTTTAGAAGGAATATACTTCGACCCTGAAACGACTGGAGCAGGAGGAAGAAGGGATTCTACTGCATCGACAACGGTTTCATACTTCAAGAGTGCTTGTGAAGCTTCTTCTTGCGAACATCCTGTTAATTGAGAGACCATCGTTGCATCGTCCATCTTTTTCTTGATTACTTGTAATACCTGAAGATGCGTTTCATTGAAGACCTATGCCCACCTGCTCTCCTGTACATGATTTTCTTGGTCATCCAACTTGGATTGGATGCCTCGTTAGGCATGTGGATTACCATGACTATCAAGGCAATCCTCGGACTTGCAACCGTTGTCTTGTTGGACACCCTCTGCGGAATTGAACTGGGCGTTGTGTCATGGTTCTTGGTTGCAACTCCCTTCTTGATTACATCCCTTGCCACTGCAATCGCCATGTCCACTCGATTTGATGAGTCTGTGCTCCGAGGTGTGAAGGAGAAGTTCTTAGATAAGACTGCAGTGGATGGTGACCTTCCAGAAGACTCAAATGGCATCCGAAAAGTCAAAACGGATTCTAAATCAAAAATGATGTAAACCTTATTACCATGATAACCTTCGTTCTCTCCATTCTCTTTAACCTCTTCTCAGGACTTGCACAGACCTACACATATCTCTACGACCTTTGGGTTGAAGTCAAATACTCTCAGGCATACACTCACCGACCCATTGCACGATACTACTTGTCCAACGAACACATTCCCTTCGAAGAGACGGATAAACGCGTCTTTGAAGATTGCGTGTATGTTGAAGAATGGGTTGACCGTAAAGGCAACAAGAAATGTTCAGTTCTCTACGAAGGTGAACCGATTCCAAGTTCATGGACGAACACTCCGTTTGATATTCCAGACGGTCAAGCTCCATGGGTGTGGATTGGAGACCTAGATACAGAGATTGACTTAACCCGAAGCCTGAATAAGTTCCTCATCCCTGGGAACCGTATTGAACTCGACCTCTTGTGTAATCTCATTCAAGTGACGGAGCGTACAGACTTTGTGTACATTGAAAAAGGAACGTTTAACGAGGTTCAATTTCCAGCTGGAGGAATAACAATCACAGCCCGCGATGATTCATAAACCCTTTGAAATCGCGGAACGATACATTCAGCTTCGTAAACGATATGCATCCGAGTCGTGGGGTGATTATGTGCTTGTCTTCAACGAAATGATACTAGGACCTCTGATTACCCTTTTTCTCATGTTCATTGGAGGCAGTGATATCATGATGGTGATTTCCACAAGCACACATGCGTATACCACATGGTGTGAATGGGAAGAGTATCATACACTTCGCAGTGTGGTTCAAGAGATGTTTTTAACAATGTCGATTCATGGCGGACCTCAAATCACTACCAACAATTTGGACTATTTACCCTATGTGTTTGCCGATGCAATGGTTAGACTTGCATAACACCGTCTCCGCCCATGGCATGAGGGTTGCTTGCAGGATTCTGTGGATTGTATCCTTGGTAGTTTCCGTAGGTTTGTGAACCGGGCATACCGGATGCCGCACCTACAAACGATGTGCCTGTTGCGCCTGCATTGTAAACACCTGCTCCACCACGCATGCGGTGTTTACGGGTCTTGCGGGTCTTCTTAGTCTTCTTGGACTTCTTGCTCTTTTTAGACTTCTTGGACTTTCTGCGACGACCTCCTGCTTGGGTGGTGCTCGCATAGGGGTCAGGCATGACCTGTCCTGTTGCAGAGTTCACAGGTGCGGAAGTATTGACGGCTGTAAAACCCGCACCTCCAGTGCCCGTAAGAGGGTCAGCTCCAAATCCATACATCATTCCACCTCGCATTGTTCGCTTTCTACGACCTCCCATTTGTTGTGCCGAACAAGAAGACATTTACTCTTTCACAGGAAGAAATACGCCCATCGTCCCAGGTTCGTTGTCATACTGTTCGTATCCTCGAACGGACGCGTCCTCGGACATTTCCGCATAGGTCAATAGGGCCGTCAAGTCTGGGTGATGGCATTCTTGCAATAGACTTTCAAGAAGTGTGCGGCGCGACTCGTAGGACAGCTTTTCATAGACATTGAGTCCATTCAGATACCGAATATCACAGGCTAAAAAGACATTCGGTTTCAGTTGAATGACGCGTATAACTGTATCTGAAAAGAGACGCTCATCCAACACGATAGGAAGTGGAACCGGTGTATCCCGTTGGTCTACGAACCATGCAACGGCTCGATTATCCTCGTGCGTTAGCAGTATCCACCCCGGATTCCCCACGTATTGAGGTACTTTCAGCAGGTGGTGGTCCTTTACGTTCCCCTTCTTGACGTGGGGCTTCCACGGGCAGAGGCGGTGTAAACGTTGGAACGCTGACATGTTGTTCAGGTTCGGGTTGTACTACTATCGGTGGTGGTGTGAAAACTGGCTGGATTTGTGTGGGGGGATACAAGGTTCGTACAACCCAGAACACTGCAATATGTGCTAGTACGACCACAATGAGTGTGCCCAATGCGACCGAGAGGATTTCTTGGAGGTCCATCTTTATCTCGTCGGCATCTTTTGTCGTGAATGAACAAACCGCAATGCAGACTAACCCGCTCCACTATACCAAGGATGCTGTGTACAATACCCTCAAAGGAAAGATGGATTTGAACAATCTTGTCGGCTCGACCATTCAGATTGCAAAGGAAATCGAGCAGATTGCAAACCTCAAAGGAAAAGAGAAGCTTGAATTACTTCAATCCATCCTTCGAATCTCCATTCACGATTCAGACAAGTCTCTCGAGGAAAAAGAGGCACTCTACTTCACAGTCGACCGTGTTGTTCCAGTGATTATCGAAGCAGCGATTCTTGCCTCCAAGTCTCCTATTATCAAACAAGTTCAAGCGGTCTGCTGTGGTTGTTGGACAAAGACCGTTCGTTCATAAGGCGACAACTCTTCCACCCATACACGAGGTGAGTCTGAATACACTTTGACTCGAACCTGTTCGCATCCATACCCTCTTGAAAACACAGGGGAATCAAACGGTGATTCTTGATAGTGAACTAAACCATCGCCTGTATGAGTGATTGTTGAAATGGTTTTTTGTTCTATATTGTATCGTCGGAATCCTAGATAGAGCATACGAGTCTCGTAGGTTCGTAATGGCCTGGCGTGTTTCCATTGTCCAGGAAGTTCATTCAGTAGTAGTACGTTCATTAAACACTCACTGTATTCGCGAAAACAATTCGTTTTAACTCTTCCTCATCGTGAAGTGCGGCATTCAACTTGTCAACTCCACGACGAATCTCATTCTCAATGGCTCCCCACTTTTCAGGATTGTTCAGATACTTGGTGTGCCGTGTAGTTCGGTCTGGGAATCGCTCAATCAATTCAGACTCGGTTGCGTCATACATGTTCATGTAGCAGCGTAGTTGAATCTCATCGTAGAGAGGTACTTCAGCCCAGACACGTGTTCGGTCTTTGGAGTCTACAATACGATTCTCGGACGCAACATATCCATCACATCGACCGACTAACTTGAAGGTCCCAAAGTCTTTCTTGACTGTCTTGGTATTTCGTTCGGTGACCTTGACATCGTTTGCAGTTTCGTAGGTGTCTAAGATTTTCTCTTCATTGTTCAGTCCACGTTGTTTGGCAACCTTACCACGGACTTCACTGACTAAACGTGCTTTGAGTTCAAGAGGAAGTGTGTCTCTACGAAGGTCAAACACCAATGCAGCTTGAGATTCGACTTCTTTGAGTACTTCTTGAACATTGGTGGTGTGTTGAGCGGATTTGGTACCGGATTGAACAATGTCCATAATCGGCCATTCACGAAGCACTTCATTCACCAACTTGGAATAGGGACGAAGATTATGCGCCTTCTCTAAGTCAGCTACACGTGTCTTTCCAACCAGGTCTTTACAGAGGAGTTCATAGGCAATTTCATGTTGATTCTGATATTTGTGGAGACCGATAAAGCCAGCAACTTTAGAAGCAGAGAGTTCAGGAATCATTTACAGTCTATTCGTTGGGACCGATGGATTCGTTTTCTAACCTGAAAAACTCTTTTGCATTCGCGTAATCGCATCTAACCACGCAGGGATTCCATTCAAGACCGTTGCAACCGCCAACGAATCTCCCGCAACCGGTGTAGTGTCTAAGGTCACGCCTTCACAGACCAAGACAATCGCAGTGGTCAATAACGCCTGACGAGACTTTGCATCCGCAGGACTCCATCGTAAGCAATACATTCGATACAGGACTTCAATGTACGGTCGCGCAACCGGTTGTGCTTGCTTTTGAATCGCATCCCAGAAACTCCATACAACATGATTCCCATGTGCTACGGAGACATAGGTATCGGAACGGTTGGCAAAAATCAACGGCTGTTTGGTCTGTTTCTTGTGTTCACGCGCATACGCAAAGACCCACGCCATCCAATACAAGGCTCGTGTTGTATCGCGCACATCTTGACGAAGACAATACACGAACTCGTTCATAGGCACTGCAACTGTCAGTGGGTCATCTCGACGCAAGACCAACTTCCCATAGAGTGTGGATGGTGCTTTTAACGACTCTTGAATGGTGATTGGGTCGAAGTCATGATGAGGTTTGATGGTCGGTAAGGTAGGAAGCTTGTTCTTGCGACAGAACGAAATGGTCGCAGCGGCTTTACAGATGAGTTCGCGCACTTCAATGTTGTTACGAATGGCAGTCATGTCTCGTAATGAATATTTGGCTTCAATCGGAGCATAGGTTTCATACGCTTTGGCCAAATACAAGAAGATGGCAGGTTGAGCTCGGTTGACATGAAGGGCTGCGCCTTCAAACAGTGCCATCCACAGTGTATGGACGAGTCCCGAACACACGAGTTCCAGAGACCAATAACACGCATAATCTGCGTGACCGAGTTGAATGTTCTGAAGGAGTACCTTCGTAACATGCGACCGGATATGACCACAAAAGGTGGTTTTTTGAAAGTCTACGACGGTTCGAGGGTCTGTGATTTCCATTGATGTTCTACTAGATACTTCCATACGAGCTTAACCGCGAACGTTCTACATACTTCTGATACATCGTATACAATACATATAACAGCGATGCCACAATCAGAATGTTCAGAATTGAATCAAACCAATCCCATATGTTCAAGTCAGGCTTATTCGTACGAAGTTTGCGTTCGCGCTGAATCGCATTTTCAACTTTACTAATCTGGTCCTTGAAGGTATCGGCTGCATACTTCACTTCATCTTTGAGCGATAAGACTTTGTCTTTCAATCCATTCACTACATCCACAGTCTTTCGTTGACTCTCAAATTGGCGCAAGGCATCGTTCTTGGTATCTATCATCTTTTGAACGATTGGATTGACTTCGGCTTTCAATACGCGTTCCTTCTCAATCTCTTTCCATCTCTCTCCATCTTTCAGAGTATAATAGGTTGAGCGAGCTTGTTGATACGCATCGGGTACTTGGTCTCGTACATTCTCGGCATCTTGGAGCTTTTGAAATGCGTCACGAAGCTTGGTATCCTTATCAATCTTTCCATCGAGGATTACAAGTTCGTTCGTAAATCGGTCCTTTTCCTTCAGAAACTCACTATAGGCTATTGGATTCTCGCCTTGAAGTTGTTGAAGACTCGTCCCTTGAAAAAAGAGTGCAGACACCGTATTCAAGCTCGCAAAGTGTTTAGTATCGCTCTTATAGACACATTGAAAGCCTCCATTTACACTGCGTCGTTCATAGCCTCGCTCGGTCGGGCATGACATCACGCATGACATATTGCCCGAACTTTCAAAAGGGGTTGGGCATTTAGGCATTGGAAAGTTAAATAATCCGTTCCACATTACTCATCTTGTTAGAAAGAAACCAATGGAGACACCCACAGACAACAACAAAAACGACAAAACATGCGCACTGTCCGTCGGAAGTGTCAAGTAGCAAAGAAAGACTAAGACCAAGAGGAAGAGTGAAAATTGAATGAAGAAGAGGTCGTGACCCTGAATGGATAAAATAGCCTTGCGTTCTTTTTCAAGGTCCGATGACGGAGCGGTACGACCCCGCATAGGTTTTAGACTATCGTTGATTTCCTTGACCTTTTCAACTGCAGCGTTCGAGTCCTTGAAGTCGGAGTATTTGGATTGAATGCGTGAATACTCCTCTACATATTTGTTTCGTTGCGTACCCACTTCCCCCAGTACACCAATGTCGTCGACTTCCTTTTCGACTCGCAATACCTCAGTCTCGATGCGTTCTGTTTCTGTTGGATAGGTCGACGGTATCACATCAGTCTGTTCAAGTTGAGGTAGGGTGGTTAAATTAAAGAAAAATTGATTGTAGACCATATGCACGCATTTTGAAATAGGTGGTCCAGTTCCACTGCCGGTCTCCTGCGCATACTTAAACTTAGCTGGACAGATTGCATGACATGTGAACAACGGACCCTTTTCAAATCCAGGCGGACATGATAATGATTGACTCATCTCCCTTACTTACGGTTGGGGAGAAAACCGTTGAGAATTCCATACAACGGAGCTACTACACGTGCAGAGGTTGAAACTTCATTAGACTTCCAACCTAACCTAGGCGCAGCTGAAACACCATTACCAATGTACGGTGCGACTGTAGCGGCCATACGAAGGTATCGAGTGTGTTCCGACGCATCGGTGGTTAGACGGACATGACGAGGTGTGTTAAGTTCAAGGAAAGAACTGACGGGCATTTTGTTTACTAACAAACAAGATAATGACGAGCGAGTTTGAGAATGCAGTGACACGATACAAACTGAGTTTGTTAGAGTATAAGGTGACTGGACAGTCGACCTATAAACAGCAAGCAGATGTAGCCGAAAAATGGCTAAATGATTACCTCAAAACTTTAAAACAAAGTATTCAAAGTGATTCTACTTTCATCGACCAGTTTGCAAAGAACTATGAAAAAACCAACCCTGAACTTGTGAAGTTTCAGAAAGAGATTGCAGATGCACGCACAAAAGGTCCTGAGTTAAATGACCTCTACGAAGGCGAGATGCAATCCAAAGAAGAAGTAGTTCGAGATGATTCAATATACTATACCAAAGCTGCCATCATTGGCGGAGTCCTTGCACTTGGAGCTGTCGTGTCTTTCTTTTGAGCCATGAACATCACATAGAAGACAATACAGAGAGCAAGTAGCAAAAAGAACAACAAGTAGAGTCGTAGTTGAGAATCTGCATCGTAACTTGCCTGCTGGCGAATACGACGCAAGGTTTCAAGTGTATCGGTAGCTGCAATCAATCCACTGTAATCTCGTTGAATCTGACCTAGTTTTTGAATGAGTGCATTGCGTTCTTTTTTGATGTCTGGTGTGTTCTGTTTCAAAAAAGTGAGCTTCTCAATCATATCATTGAGTGTTCCGGCAATCGCAATGTTCATCTCACGGAGTTTAGGGATTTGACTTGTATCTTCCGCCTGAATCGCCTGTGAGGACAGTGTATTGTATTGAGCGAGTTGGGTCGCATACTTCGTCTTTAAAGTATCCATTGTCCTTACGCAATATTTACATCGGGAACACAGTAACGATAGTACAATTGTGCACCCGCAACATCGCTGTGTCGATTCACTTCAATGACATCGCCCGGTCGTCCACCAATCCACTTGACCATCGGGTCTTGTGAGTCAATCCACGGGAGTTGCTGGTCGGGCGTATTGATGTTGTAGGTCTTGAATACTTCCGCCTTCTCTTCCTCTTTGAGAATGCGATGAGGCATTGCAGCACGGTGGGTCGTGATATCAAACAGAAGTTGGCGTTTGTGGAAGAACTGAATCAATCGAGCCTTGGTCATCTGCTTGATGATTTTGAGCACATTCTCGGAAGGAGGCACCAAAGCTACAATGATGATTCCATGGGTATAGTCATTTCCATCCGCAAAGTCGACGATTTTATTTACATCACGCTCCACCATACCTTTGGCCTTTTGACTGAATACGACCAGTTGGTTTCCAAGTGTATATAAGTTGACATTCTCAATACCATCCGTAACGACTCGTTCAGACTTCGTATCCAAACCACGGCGTCCTAGCATTGTTCGCAAAGTTTCGAGTGCTTTGTCTTCATCCATACTTATCCTTTCCTCTAGACAGAAAGCTGTTCGTTTTTTCGTGAACAAGGATAATGACGAAGTGGCTATTCTTAGCAGCTGCGTTTCTAGTGGCTGTCCTCGTACTGATGAAAACAACTGAACGATTCCAACCCGAGTTCTTGGACCGAACACAGATTGCAAAGACACTTGCAGTTCAAGATTCCTCCTATGACCAACAGACCAATCACTTGAACCCTATACCCGTCCAGCGTGAATCGCTTCATGGAATTGAGACACCTTTCCGAGTCAACCAATATACATCGTATGTCGCATAAGAGAGTATGGTATTTCATGCGAGAGTGTCGGATGTGTTTAAAAAGAATAGGAAGGCAACGATTCCTAAAGCCTTACGCGAACAGGTCTGGATTCAAAAAATCGGTCAAAAGTTTGATAGCAAATGTAAAGTGTCTTGGTGCACGAACCAAATCAATGTCTTTGATTTCCAATGTGGACATAACATTCCAGAAAGCAAAGGCGGTAAGACTACGGTCGACAATCTAGTTCCGATTTGTAGTCGATGTAACATGAGTATGGGCAGTCAATATACGATTGACGAATGGAACAAGAAGTTTGCAAGTCCTAGGTCGAAGTGGTGTCTGTGTTTCGTTCGGCAATGATTATTCGAGTTCCATTGGAAGCCCAAGTCGATATAATGAATTTTGATAATACCAAATCAGATGAATCGCCTCCGTTTCAGACAGCTTTGCATATCCTTTCTTAAAGGAACGCCACAGCGCTCTACATGCGGTCAAGCAAGTACTTCTATCTCCTGCCTCGAAACTATGTTTTATGACAAGGTACAGTGGTTTTCTCGGATGTTCGAGAACCCATTCGTAATTGGTAATCATTTCAGTATAGTCACCGTAATACACATCAAAGAGTGACGGCTTGTCAAAATACACCAGTGAAAAGAGTTGTTCATCTGCATGACCATATCCTTTCTCTAGACAGTCCATGAACTTGTCTTCAATACGGTCACAGAACTCCTTCATATAGTAGGCATTCCCTGTAAAGAATCCACTGCACATAGAACATCGTCCTTGTGCCATCGTGCTTTCGAGATACGATTCACGTGGTTGATAATCAATGTAACATGTTGAAAACTTGTCACGATTGAGCTCAAACACTCGATTGAGCTGCGTCAAATTCTTCCATCCCATTCGTTCAATGCATAGGTTCAGCCATGCGAAATGAGTCGATTGAAATGGGTTAGAGTCAATCACCTGTTTGAGCATCGCATACCGAGCCATACAGAATAAGTAATACGACGGTGTATTTCGGTCATCGATTGAAGGGTTTCGTGTCCGATTCTCTGCGATGCGCTCACGATACTGCGTAAGAGGAAAGTCTTCAAAAGACAGTACGATGCATCGTGTCTTTTCTCGCAGATGGATTGGACGCAAAGACATAATCGGTTGCACATGTTTGGGTTCGCAAAAGACCACAAGATTCTGGTTGACGGCTAATGTGCTTCGTGCACTCTCCAAGTAATGTTCGAACGGACGACTCTTAATCGATGAAGATGCATCGGACATTTTCGTGAGGTCAAAATATCCAGTCACCACAGTCCAATTGGGCTTGGTCTTCTTAGGTAAATCAAATCGAACAAGACCCGTTCCAGACCAATGACCTTGTGAAGTAATGTCTAGGGTATGTTTGCTTGGAATCTTATACCAGAAGTTGTCTCGCATCTCTTTGAAATACCAGATGTCATCGCATATCAACGTACCTTTGTAGTTGTTATCGCGCAACCATAAGTAGAACTCGTATTCTCGTGTTCCTTCATGTGGGTCGATATCCAAGAAAATCAATGGAGATGCAAGCAATGTTTCTTTCCAGAGTTCTCGTCCTGAACCCATAAGAACATCGTCGGTCTTGTAGTGAATATTCGGTCTCACAGGGCGTCCATCTTTCTCTTCGATGTCAAAGGAAAGGACTGTAGTGTATGGATTGTATGAAAGGGCTAATGCAGACATACCTCGATGTGTTCCAATATCAATGAGTGTTTTGCCATAGAATTGAGATGACAGTCTCGCCAAGAGTCGATAATGCTGTCGTCCTTCAGGTTCAGTAAACTCGACTGCAGTTGACAAGGTTTCAATTGGAAACGAGGTAACAGGAATGATTGAATCGTCATGGTCGCATGGAAACCATCCCATATCCAGTCCATCGCGTTCAAGCATCGACCACACATTGACTTCCCAAGTGAGTTTGGGTTGAAGGCTTAGTAGTGTATCGCAGACCTTTGTATGAAGCGATTCGAGTTTAGAACCATGTGCAAGCATAAAGCCTCCTGCAAATCTCCAGTCAATCAAGTCGGTGGTCTTATTGGAGTCTTTCCAAATCCCCGCAGTTCGAATACAGGGATAACATGGTGGAATGAGAGTCGTCAATCGACGAATTGTGTCGACTGGATTCGTAAAGACATGTGCAAGACCAAAGTCAATCCACGCAAACCATTCAGTTTGGAATGGATTAAGTTGAGAGGCTTTGAACAGACACTCGGTCTTACTGTTCATGATTTTCATGTATTCACAGGTGTCGTTGGGTGACCGAGTTGTGGGTAGACAGTCTGTGTCTGGAATATGCGTTCCTACCCAAGTCTCTTTGAGAGACAGTCGTTCAACACGAACATTCGGTGGAAATGTCCAGGTTGACTCCTTATCTAAAAAGAGTAGAATGGAAGCACCACTACTTGCAATGCTATCGAAATGACGCTTGTACTCTTCAGTACTTCGTTTTGGATGTTTCCCGTAGAAAAACGATGATACATAGGTTATCATTTAGATATCCAATGACGCGACCTGTTTAAGCTCTGTTTTAGATGGCAATGTTCCGTTCTTACGGTGCTCCAAGACTTCATTCCAACACTGTGTCAATCCTTCCAAATGTTTAGGCAACCACTCTGGGTCCTTGGGCACAAAGTCCTCTTTGATGGAGGTCAGTAACCAATAGATGACTTGTGTCGTATCTTCATAGATGTCTTTATCGTAGACAACCTTCCCTGATTCGTAGACTGTGAACACTCCTTTTTGTTCGGTGCTTCGAACCCATTCTGAATAGTTCACTTGCTTGAATCGGAACTCGACATACTCACATTCGTCAATGCCTGTGCATTCCATCTGCATTTGCATCTGATGAATGTATCCAGGTGGAATCTCAGCTTTCAGTGCACGACTGATAGGACATTTGAATTCGACCAGACGACCGTAGCGTTTTGGGTCATCTGCGTTCGGCACAATCAATCCATCGGGTGATGCGCCTAGAAACGTGTAGCGAGGATGCTGGACACACGATACATCCGTAATTGTGCAGTTGGTTCGCTCTTCGTAAATCTTCTTTGCAACCGGTTCGAAGCGTGTACCCCATAACAATGCAGGCACTCCATTTCCTTCGCCAGGAGGTTTGGGTTCTAACTTTCGCAGCATGACTTCTCGACGAGCCGATTCAGAGCCGAAGACTCCATAGACTTCCGAAGCCGTAATCATTTCACTTCGTTTGGCGTGCCAGGCCTCTGTCCGCTGGTCGTTTGCTCCATACATTCGCAATACGCGTTCGTAGCACCGGTCTCGCATCCACAGTCGTCCGACTTCCCCGAGCATGAGTCTGTCGGCGATGGCGTAGACCTGTTGCTTAAGAAGACGAAACGGCAATCGTGGTTCAAGAGCCCTGCAAAACAAGAGGAAGTCTCGGAGTCTTCGTTTGAATCCAGTATAGGGTCGGTTGTCGAGCAACCACTGGGTAAGGCGCTCTTCCATTGTTCTTCTGTAAGCTTCGTAGTTGAAAGTTCGTTTTCAAGAGCAGTCCTCACTGTAAGATAGGACTCAACCTCAGTGCCTTCAAGCACTCGCACCTCAGTGACAAGTTTCTTCTTCATTTCCTCTACGACTTTCCCTAGTTCACGTGTATGAGGTTCAATCTGGTCTAAGTCTGCCCCAACAGATGAAAGATACAATGCCGACATTATATATAAAAGGCATTTTCAATGAGCGCAACTAAACCCACTATGGAGATTCAAAGCAAAGACCAACTCGTCCTACATCGACTCGCAGGATTCTATAGTACTCCCGAAATACTCGCTCGAGTGAAGACCATTCTCTCGGGGCAGTCTAAAATAAGCTTACGACTCATTGATTGGCTCGTCACTAACTATGCGAAGAAGCATAACATTTCCTTTGTGACCAAGACTGGACGACATGTCATCGTCTATTTGGCGTACAAAGCACATCTCAAAGCGTATAGCAAAAAGATGTTTGACCCATTCTGTCGTTGGAAGCGTATTCAGTTCATGGAGCTGAACACCACTGTAGGACAACTCAGTTTCTTCGAGTGGGCGATTCAGGATGAGATTCTAGATTACCTTGAAACCCACTACGATGACATTCAAAAGGATATGGACGAGTGTTCAACCACCCTTCAAGCAGCCGAGGGACGACGCAAACGTCATGAGTTATCTCGTTCCGCAACCAAAACAGTGTGTCGTCACGATGTGTGCGTTTCAGTTTCATTTGCGTAAACTGACCATTCAATAATGTTTTCACGGCTACACCCCGAGTTCTTATACATGAACATTTCCTCCGACATCACCGAAAATGATTTGGATGTCGTAGCGGATACCTGGATGATGGACGGACAAGAAGTCTATCGCGGAACACGAGACCCTTCGTATGACCATGCAGATGTGTATTGGTTATACAACGATTCCTTGGAACGAGTTGGATGCGCAGAGCATTCATTGGCGGACCACGCAGACATGCAGGTCTTGTGGTTTCACGATTCCGAGTTTGGCACTTTGCTTCAAGAACCTGGATGGAGAGAAGAAGATGAACTCTGGTCGAAACTTCCTCGACATGTCTTTGACCGATATGTCAACGAAGAATGGACAACCCCTGAACGCTTCTTGGAACACTGCTTGTGTGGACCTGTGCGGATTGTCACACCCAGTATGGTAGTCATTCGTCCGATTGTCTATACCTGCACTGAGTGTGGTCGCAAATCACTGCGTCAACTACCAGGGTGCAAGTCTGTGCCGCAGTACTTGGACTTCCCGGACAAGGAAAAAATATTCTTTGTGGATTTTGATTTCAAACTACATCATCCACCACTAGACTCAACAGTTTGGTCTAGGCTACAGCAACACGACGACGGTTCTTCGCAGGAGCCGCAGGAGCAACCTGTGGAGCAACCGCAATCTGAGCGACAGGTGTTGCAGGAGGAGCCGATGGAGTCTCAACATACACAGTTGTTACCTCTTGTTCTTCCTCCTCTTGCTCTTCCATTAGAGGTTGAACCTTGATTTCAGGCTTGAGTTCTTGCTCAATCTCATCTGCGAAGATTTGAGATGCAGTGGTTCGTTGTGGAGGTGAGACCTTTGCGTAGCTCACTCTCCAAGTCACACCAAAGCCTTGTCCAGAGACATAGATGCTTGGACTGACTACGATGCTGGCTTCAGCTCGCTTAGGAAACACTTGCTGAATGTTCTCGGTTGTCACTTCGACAGGTCTGCCTTGTGCGTCTGTAACATCCATTGCGACACGACCATCGTAGACTGGAACCTTCATCTTCAAACTGGGTGGATACTTGCCTGAAGCCACCCACTCTCCGTTGATTTTCTCAACACTTGGACTGATAGACTTCTTCATCATCTCTTCCAAAACGGGACGAGACCGAGCCTTACCGAACCACTTTACACTGCTCGCTTCAGCTGTGTCAAGTATCTTTCCTTGAAGGTCGTGTAGGAAGTTGTAAAGGATGCCAGTAGAGCCTAGTTCAGCTCCAGCACGTTCTTGAGCATGTGCGTCACATCCTCTGAGTGTAAGGCTCATTGTGTAGGTAGTTCCGTTCTCGGTTTCCTTTACATTGACACCCATAGGGTAGACGGATTTTTCGAGACGAATCTGAAGAGGTTGACCATTGTACTTCAAAGGAACTGACTTGCCACCTGCTTTGTTCAGGCGGATGTCTCCGAAAGAGAGCTTGTTGATGTCGAGGTTAGAAGATGAAACGATTGCGATAGTAGACATGATTGCTTGAGGTATACTATCCACTCCCAGAAAATACGAGAATCCGTTTTGACAGCATATTTCCAGTTTTCAAGAAGGTCTTCATAGAAGATAATGGTTCAATGTGCGTCGGTTAAAAAACGAGGCTCCAAGGACCCCTGCACTTCCAACGCATTGGTTGGACATACACTGTGTGGTCGACATGCGCGAGTGAAAGAACCAGAGTTGTGGGCGGTCGCTCACCCTACAACTCCGATTGTGAAAGTCCAAGCATTGGTTCGTGGATGGTTGATTCGTAAACGAATATCGCGTGCAGGCTTTGGAGTGTTATCTCGCAAAGGTCTTGCGAACGACGAGGACATCATTACGTTCAATGAGAAAGAGAGAGTGCATCCAATGGACTATTTTTCATTTGAAGAAAACGGTAAACACTGGTGGTTTGAGTTTGGGTCATTGTGGACATGGTCTATGCAAAACTACACACCGGTGAATCCTTATACAAAGGTCCCTTTGAACACAGACACCCGAAAACGACTTCGAACCATTTGGGGCTACAAGAAACGAAATCTAGAACCTGTTCCACTAGAATCGGAAGTGTTTATTGACCGAGTCCGTCATCGGCTGAACATCTTGACCCAACACTTTGGAGATTATGGGTTCGTTGAGGTCTATCCAGAGCACTTTATCGATTTCACACGAACTGACTACAGGTCTGCATTCGTAATGCTTCACCGAGACCTTGAAATGATACTGCCCGCCTCGGACCCCTTTCGCCAACGAGTCTCCATCTTGTGCACCAATCGAGCCTACACTCCTAGCGTCTTCCAGAAGGATACCATCTTCATCTTGCAATGTTTGAATACTCTGCTTCACATCATCACTTTGTATCGCGACCCCTATATGATTACTTTTTCAATTCTGTCCGTTCTACATCGGTGTTAAAAGTATTTACATGACCGCCGAGGGTAACAATCATACCCAACGCGTTAGAAATGTCCTCAACAGTCTCTGTCTCTAAAACAAACAAGATGCCCGCCGACAAGAAAACCCAGAAGAAGACCGCCGAACCAGTTGCCGCTGCCCCTGTTCCAGCACCCGCCGCCCCCAAGGCCGTCAAGGCCAAGAAGGAGAAGGTCACCGCCTCCAAGGTCGAGATTGTAGTTCCAACTGTCGCCGCAGGTGCCCCAGTAGTCGCTGCCCCTGCCCAGACATCCGATGCTCTCCTCTCCAACCTCACAGAGCAGCTCAAGGCACTCTCCACTGAGTTCACCACCCGTGTTCGTGATGCAGTCAAGGCCACCCAAGAGGCAGCCAAGGCCGCAAAGAAGGAGGCTCGTGATTCCAAGAAGAAGCGCAAGGTTGACCCAGCCACCCTCAACCCAGAGCAACGAGCAGCTTGGGAGGCTCGACGTGCCAACAACGCCTTCCTCAAGGAGAAGCCACTCAGCCCTGAGCTCTGCCAGTTCATGGGTCTCAAGACAGGTGAAATGCGCTCACAAACCGATGTGACCAAATTCATTTCTGAATACGTCAAGAGCCACAGCTGCTTTGACCCAACCTTCAGACGCCGCATCTTACCCAATGCAGCACTTGCCAAGCTCCTCCGAGTCGACGACAAGACTGAAGTCACATACCTCAACCTCCAGAAGTTCCTCAAGGTCCACTTCATCAAGGCTTAAAACGTCGTGGTAATCAACTCGTGAGGCATTTCCAAATATAAAATCGTACTAAAAAAAGGTGACAACCGTCCATCGAGAACCAGCGCACGCTGTTTGTCGTTATCGCGGAGTGTCTTGACGATTCGTTTGAGAACTGCTTCTTTTTCAACGCTGGGTTTGACCCGAATCTTGCAGGTGTTTTTATGCCAACCACAGAGAGACGATTTGGAACACTTGTCTTTGTCCGTGAACTGTCCACACGGTGTTCGCACTTTATTCACAAACTCGATTGGAGTCTTGGTTGTGTCTTCATACGCTTCGGCTTTGAACCATTTGGTTAACTCTTTGTAGAGTGCAGCACCTCGATTCACAATTGAGTTTCGAAGCACTTCATAGGTCGGGTCCAAGATAGCTCCATCCGGTCCAGTTTGAATGTCTTTGGAGAGCGAGAACAACAAGAACTCGTAAATCTCCGATGAATAGGTGATGTTTTGTGCGAGCTGTAAGTCGGCTGCGTTCGGAACTCCATCGACCAATGTCTTTTCATTGAACTGTTGAACAGTTTGGATGACTTCCCCAGGTTGTCCTTCTGACTCCTCGGGCACAATCGGAACACGGAATCCAGAAGTGAGTTCGAGTTCAACCACTCTTCCAGCTACATCATGAATGTCAGATTGAATCTTGAACTTTGCATGTTTTGCGTCATTGAGAAATGCACGGACCACATCTCCAGTTGGAAGGTCTTCGATTGGAACATCTGCGTAGCCTTCGCGCACGGGAACGCCTGCATCGGGTTTGGTATTCGTAGGTTGAATCGGAAGCAGAATCTTCTTGGGGACTAACACGGCTTGAATACGCTTGAATGGGTCTAAGATGACTTCATACTTGGCTTCATTCTTGAGTTGAAGTTCTGCAATCGCATCGGCTAAGACCGGTGCATTCACCGCACAGGCACGAATATGACGGTCACGCACAATCGGTAGAGTGGCTTTGAAAACAGGTCTACGCATGTCGGTCGTGAACTCAGACTTATAGGACTTCTTGTCTTTGACTCGTGAGACAAAGGCTAAGAGTGAATTACCCATCAAGACAATCGTGCGTGAAGTCGCACCTCCTGAATCCGACGAGAAACCACAGACGACTTGTCCTCCTTCAATCCGAATCACTTCGCATTTCAAAAAGGTCGTGACATATTCCAACTCTTCAAGAATTCCAAGGTCTCCATTCTGATAGGCATGGTCAATCGAGGCAATGATTCGGTCGAGCTGTGTATCACCTTCTTTACGGTCTTTCCAGGTTCGGAAGAAGGAACATTGCAGAAGGTTGTCTTTTGCATCGCGAGGGCGTGGAATTGCTCTCTTATCATTCAACAAAATAGGTAAGGTTTTTGAAGGACGACCAAGACCCACTCGGAAGTAATCGGATTCACCGGACGAAAGACGACCCTTCTTCACTGAGTTTGCATAGTCGGTTTGAATGGACAACTGGTCTGCCAACTCGGGTGAAAGGTATGCAAATCGCAAACTAGGCACTTGGGTCGTGGTTGAGTCCAACACATAGGTGGCCTCCTCTTTGGGAGCCAAGATTTCAGTTGCAGCTCGTGGAGTTTGGAAACAGCAAGGGATTTTGCGTTTGTTGATGGAGGAGAGTGCCTTGATGTAGTCTGGATATTTTGCAGCCGTATCGCGTTTGATGACTGTGAACTCTAAGGTGTCTAAGTCGTCGGTCGTACGAACTTTACCATCGCAGACCGGACAATGCAATGTATCCTCTTTGGTGACAAGTTGGTCTTCTCGCAACGGAAGTTCATCACGAATACACCAATAGGGTGGGCAAATCACACTTCCATCGGGGTCTTTGAGTTCCAAAGTCTCATTGGGTGGAACGGTTGAATAGTTGTAGTCGGGTCCTATACGTTGTTTGTCTTCGTTTGTCAACACAATCGCCTGTTTAGGTTTATCGCACTTTGAAGGGTAGATAGACTTATCAAATGTGGCAGGGTCGAACTTTTGGAGTCGGTTATTGAAGAAGTTGTAGGTTCCCATGCCTCGTGGTTGAACTTTGACCTTTTTGGATTTGGGTCCTGTTGGAACTGATTCAACCACTTCTTCCTCCTCTTCGAATCCCATCATTGCATTGAAGGTGTCATCGGCTTCAAGTTCGCCTTCCATTTGAATCTCCTGCTGTGGGACTGCAACCTTAGGAACGACCCGTTCCATACGTCGGGGACAAACTGCATCAATCGCTTCACTTTCCGAAGTCAAGACATGTCGCAAGATATCCACATACTTCAAGGTTCGTTCCAAATTCGTGACAAACTTAAGAATCACTTCCTTGTTGGAAAATCGAATGGTTGGATACGCACGCAAGGACTTCTCCAAGTTCATTTCTTCCGAGCGTTGCTGAACAGAGAGTAACAGCTCACCAGCTTCTTCGATGGGAATGTTTAGTTCTTCGGCTAAATACTCTGCCGTCTGAAGTGCGTCTTCTTGATTCAAGACTTGGAGTGCTTGGAGTTCTCGTGGAGTAATGTTGTCCGAAGTATGTTCAGCCCGAAGAAGACGGAAGGTATCGGTCTGGAATCCAAACACAGTTTGCAAACATGGAAATCGAAGCATATCAAACTCCCGAATCTCTTTTGCGTAGGTCGCCACAACCGACAAGTCACTCAACTCCCAGCGTGATGGCTCGATGTCGGTCTGAACCATAAACGGTGTTAACGCATCCAAGGTCTTCATCCATTCCAAGGCTCCGGCTTTCAGTTCCTCCAGTGTTTCTTTAGAGTCTTTCTCGCGTCGCACATCGACTGTAATATCCCGGTCGGTAATCGCAATCCGTTCAAAGGAAGTGCGAGAGCTTCCACGATACAAGAGCAGTGTGGGAATACGGCGTTGAGGTTGTGTATTGTTGAACCATCCTTTCCACATGGAGACATCTAGCAGGGGTTTCTTGTCTTTCGAATCGGGACAATAGAACTTGTGACGCACCGTCTCGGTCTTGGCTGTGAAATATCCAATGTACGGTGTCTCGGGACTGACCGTCATTCCGTAAAAGATTTGCTCGAATCGTGTGCGTGGAGCTGTAAAGGTTGTTGACACTAATGGAATGTACCATTTCGCACGAACGATTGAGACCGTTTCATGTTTGGGTGTGTCCAATTCCAAAAGACGTTGAAGTTGTGCTTGGCTTGCTTCAATCGATGCACGCAAAGGCTCAATGGTCGTAGGTGTATCAGGTTTCAATCGTGGAAAGTAGTTCAACTTGATACCAGGCGATGATTCAGGAGTGACTGCAGTTGCACGAAGTTCAGTGACTTCATAGGGATGTAAAGTTTCAAACAAACTCTGTGTTTGTGGAATCGGACGCGATGCGGCTTGAAGTCCTGGAATGTCTCTGGGAGGTAACGGCATCACAAAGGAATGGACTTCATCCACACCTAGAATGCGGTACTCGTCGAAATCGGTCGGTGGGTCGAACAAGGGTTGTAGAAACTCTTCACGGTCTTCCCACTCTTCTCGTGTCACCTCTCGTTCGGTCACACCCGTTCCAACACGAATCTCGGTCAGGTAGACTTTCAATCGGTCCTGTGTGATTCGCTTTCCGTCCAAGGACAAACGCAAAAACAAATTGGTCCAGTGAAGTGGATTGGTCGAGTAATAGTCTTTAGGCAAGTTTGTCTTGGCTTCAATGAAGAGACGGTCTGGATGCGACGCCACATGTAACGCCACACTTTGCCGAACGGTTTCAATGCTGTCATCCTCATAGAAACGGACCGGCTGTAAAGTCCCGAAGACGGGGACGGTTTTCATTATTTATCGCCCCGACTTGATTTCGTCGAGTTCATTCTTGGAACCATTGCTTGACGCACCTGGTCGTGACTTCGTGTAACAAACTCCTGTGGAAGTTCAACCTTGGGTTTGTCTTCTGTGCGATAGATGGAAAAGTCTTTCATTGCGAATGGCTCTCCATTCACGGTAGCACCCATCGAGATTCCACCATCGATGCTTACAGCACCACACTCACAACTCGCCATCGCGGGGTAAGGTTTCGATGTCTCACACATGGTATGACACGTAAGACACAGCATCTTGAATGTCTTAAGAACATAGCTTCGACCTTCATGTTGAATCGCAGGCATTGTATACTTAAATCGGACTATCTGTAATCATCATTCCGCAATACGGTGTCGGTGTATGCGAGTAATTGACGGGATGGTAAATGCCGACTTTCACTGCGTCTCCCAGGATTAACTTGAAGTTCGCCCAAAACTCTTGCGTGTGTCCGATGGTCTCGGTCATCAAATGTGCCATCTCGTGAAGCATCACAAACATGATGGTATTTTTATCAACGAGTGGATACTTGGGTGGCTTGGTCTTGTCTCGCAGACAGACGACGATTTTCTGTCCCTTGTTTTCTGAATACGAAGTGTCGGGTGAAGTCATTTCATTTTCAATAAACACATCGGGTGTGAAGCGTTGAATGAATCGACCAATCGGTGGGTCCTGGTCTAATCCAGGGGTCTCCTTGTAGTATGTATACAGCTTGACGATGTCTCCGCGAATCTCGGACATGAGTTTCACAGCAGACTGTTTGTCAGGTAAGTTTTGCATGTCGTACTCATGTCCATCTGGGCCTTTCATACGAGTTGTGTTACCGGGTCCTTGATTGGCTAGGTATGCGAGTGCAACAACACCTACACCAGCAGCGAGAGGGAACATTATTTACTAGTTAGGTTTTAGGCAGTGAGTCCCTCGACGGCACGAGACGCCTTGAACGGATCGGGGTCAATGGTTGTGTTTAAGAAGGGACCGACCTTGGACTGTGGGTTAGGTAACTCGGAGCGGATGTCGTAGCTCTGGTTGCGCTTGGTCTGGCTGATTCCAACAATGTTGATATTGCTGTGGTAGCCGGATTGCAAGAAGTTCTGTCCCTTGAGGTCCTCGGCGCCTACAGGGTTCACTGCAGCCCAGTCGGCACCAATCTTTCCGTTAGGAAGAAGTTCAGAGGAGGACAATGTGGACTCTTGGTAAGTCTGTTGAGAGGAAGGAGTTCGGCCCTGAATCATGCCGGAGACAGAGGTGGCGTTACCAGCGACACCGTGAGGCATGCTCATGTAAGGACCACCGTTAGAGGAAGGTGCCATGGAGCCAGAACCTCCGAGCTCCTCGGCCTTATCCAAGACGGCACCCTTCGCACCTGAATAGGAAGTAAAAAGAACATATAATACAGCAACTCCTGCAACAACGGCTCCGAGGCGAATCATTTTCGTCTGATTTAGCTTCATGTTTATATAGGTTATCAGACAAATTTCAATGACTAAACTTATCGAATCGTTGTTGAAGGATATGTTGGAACGAGTCAAGACGCCCGAGGTGCAGCTGGCATTTCATTCCAATGTAGTCACTCCATTGTTCAACTACTTATTTGACTTCTTATTCCCGTACTTGGTGGCAATCTTGTGTTTGTGGCTTATCATGTTCATGGGCATCGTCATTATTCTGGTGATGCTCTTGCGGAAGGGGGTATAAGAGGTTGACGAGCTGCTCACGAGTGAGTTTCCAAATACCGCCAATGTTGCGTTCTCTGGCTTGCTGACGAAGTTGGACAATGGTATACTTTTCAATCGTAAAGGACTCAGGTAATTCAGCGAGTGAAAGGAGGCGGATGAGTTCGTGGCGTTTCTTGGTATAATACATCTTGATGCGTCGGGTCTTGGCGACCTTCTTCAACTCGACGAGGGACATGGAATCGTAGGTATTCATTTGGGTGGGATAGAAGTAGATTCATGACTTTCAAGAATCCATTTTGATTTTTTCCACTGTAACAGATAATGCGAAAGACAATAGCAATTCTCATCTTTTTCCTAGCGGCACTCCTAGCTGGATACTTTGCTCGTTCAATGGTTCCCGCCCCCTCCAAGGCGACTGAGGAGCCAAAGGATGGAAAGGAACGATTCATGCAGCGTGAACGTGGCATGCCGCTCGATATGCAAAAGAGTGGTGATGTTTCAGGATTCGAAGGTGTATCTCCCTTATTAGGCTCTGAACCCAAGCCAGTACCCGAGAGACCCTACAACATGGCAAACGACCAAGAGCTCTTCCAGTTCCAAGACAATCGCATCTCTGCAGATTGCTGCCCCAGCCCCTTTTCCAGCGACACTGGATGCGTCTGTTTGACCGATGAACAAATGAGACTCTTCGAAAGCCGCGGGGGTAATAAGGCTTAGAGAAGATATAGTCAAAACTAATAAATGGAACATCTACGAAATCTTGTGAAGATTTTCAAAGACACACATCCTGAACTTCGGGCGAATGAAGAACTATTTCAACACATTGAGACAGTTCTTCTCCCTCATTTATTGCGTGTTGTAAAGCGGGACGATACACTGTTTCAAGACATTGAGTTGTTTCCCGGAATCAAGGTGGTATGGACACCTTCGGAGGATAACTGGAAGAAAGTGCAGATGGCATTAGTCTATTCATTCCTTCACGGAAACCCCAAAGAGAAGTTTGCGAAAATCATGGAAGCGATGAAGGGTGCGATTCCAGGCACAGGAGCTCAAGTCGATGAAGTTCAAAACATCTTGGAAAATGAAGAGACTCAATCGTCGATGTCTGAAATGCTTGAACTCATCATGAGCACACGATTGGTGTCTTTGGTCGGCGACATCATTCAATCGATTAACCTTGAAGATATTAATATTGATTTCGAAGACCCTGAGCGATTGCTTCAAATGCTACGAAACCCACAACAGAGCGAAATTCTGAACGAGATTATGCATCGTGCTCGAGATGTCTTGCAAGAGAAGATTCGAACGGGCAAACTCAACCAACATGAACTGCGAAGAGACATTGAACGAATCCGTGCCAAGTTCCAATCGTCCTTTGGTAAGTTTTTGAATCAAGCCGTCCTCGGGGAAGATACAGGCAACGGAACTGGAAACACTGCAGAACAGATTCTTTCAAACCATCCCGATGCGCGTCGAGCTAGGATTTTGGCACGACTACAGAGAAAGCACGAACAAAAAACCCGTGGTTCAAAGTAAGAGATGAATGAACCTTTTTGGTATTCGGAACCAAGTATTCTATTTAGCCAGGATACTTGGTACAAGTTTGTCCCACAACCCTCTATGCCCGTCCGAGCGTCACTGAACGCAGTGGTTCGCTTTTCAGTGTACTTATCGGTCTTATTACTCTTGACTTCACGTGACGCATGGTATCTGTTATTGGTCCCAGTCGTCATGACGGCTACCGTTCTATTAGAATCAGTCTTCCCTGAAGCCAAGACCATTCTCGGAGAAGGATTTGCATCCGGACCGGTTGTGTCTGGATACACTGGAACGGAAACCTCTATGCCGACCGCCGACAACCCGTTCATGAATCCTCAATTGACGGACATCATAGACAATCCAGAGCGTCCTCCTGCAGCTGAGATTACCGATGTAGACGTCCGCGACAAGGTCAACGAAGCCTTCGCACAGACCTCAAACATCTACATGGATACAACCGATGTGTTTGACCTAGTTCAGTCTCAACGCAACTTCCATTCTGTGCCTGCCGATGACCACGCAGGGTTCTTGGAGTTCCTTGGAAAGAACGGACAGCGAACCAATCAAAAAGGATTAAGCGAAGGATTTGTAGTTTCGAAGGGTACGATGACGGGACTTCCCATTCCTTCTGTGGGTGCCGCCCCGACGCCTGCGCAATCCTAATTCTTGAACGATTTCTTTACCGCTGTTTCGTTTTCCTTCTAGACGCTTGACTTCCTTTCCATTCTTACGGACGACAATGGTTGGAAAGCTTTGAACACCGTCGTCCATCCCGACTTGATTGGCTTCCTTCTCTTCGACCTTGACATTTTTCAAGTATTTCTTCGCATCATTCCACGCGGGTCGCATGGCTTCACAGTGAGGGCAACCGACCATAAAGAAATAGACTACGGCAACTCGTCCCGACATTTATATGGATACCTAGAAAATGGCGTGTATCACTCAGTTGGAACAAAAACTGGACCGCTCTTGGGAGGGTCATTCTTCGAAATCAGGACAAATTCGTCCCTTCAAGACACTCGACGATTACGAACAGTATACCAAAGCACTTGCAGCTCAAGGAACTCATTGCCCGTCGATTGACCCCATCTATACACAGGGATACCTCCCTGGAAAGAATACAATCCCTTCCGGCTTTCTAGAATTCCAAGTGCGTGACCCACAAACGCAAGCCAAATACTCTGCAATGTCTTCGTCCTGGGAAGGGATTCAATCGTCCGAAGCTGCGATTGCACGAGGTGATTATGATTTGGACCGCGCTGAGAAGACTCGCCAAGAACTTCGTGGTAAACAACCTACAGTTCATTCGGTCCCCCAAGGCCCAGAGACTTCGTGGAATTGTAGTGTCCAATAAATAATGGGACTCTGGATACTTCTAGGGATTGTACTCTTCTTGATACTCTTGCGAGTGCGGGAACACTATGTAGAGATTGAAGGACCGGGTGCGCGTCCAACACGAAATACAGAGTGGTTGAGCAAGATTGACGCAGAAGCACCGATTGGAGGTAACGATGATGATTATCTGAAGGTCCTTCAAAAGTTCTACGATGAAATCTACAAGCCTGCACGCACAGCCAATCCAACTGTGTTTATCAAAGACACCGAAGTCAAAACCTTTGCAGATTCAGTGACGATACCCGGTGTGGATAAGGAATCGATTCGTAAGATTATTACATCAGGATTTGCAGTTGACCGAACCGGAAGTGCAGCTGGGCGCGAACAAAAGGAAATCGTGACTACCGGAGCCCTAGCCGGTTTCAAGGGTGCAAACCTTCAACCCAGTATGGGTGTCGATGAAGTGCGAACACGCACCGAGTTAACCTATACACCTTCGGATAGTCGACGAGGAAAGCTACCCGAAGGCGAATACAGTCCTGTGCCGCAAAGCGAGCCCCGTCGTGAGGGAGACTATAATGATAACTCCACGAGCTGGAACCGTGGACAGTTTTACGGTGTGTGTGAGTGTGCTAAAAATGTAGTGTAGAAACAATGAAGAAAGTATGGATTTTCCTGCTGATTGCAGCAGTCCTCTTCGCATGGACTTTGGTGCGTGAACGATTTGAAGCGACTCCAAGTATCCAAGCTCCACCCTACGACAAGGCCGATAAAATTCGTATCTTTGGCTTGCTCAACAATCCCGACCAAGCGTTTCTCATGACGAACATGAAAACACAAGACCCAACGAATGGTGCAGTCTTTGATGCATTGTCGAACAAGGGAGGGTTATCCAATGATGAAAAGGCTAAACTCCAAGAAGCCAAGAATGCATTAGAAGAAAAGGCTGGAGGGTTGTTGACACCGAGTATTGAGAAGTTCTTTAACACTGTCTTCAAACCTGCAACGGTGCCGATTACCCCAGCGAAAATAGACACCTTCTTGACAACCGATACAAATACTTTGGTCACCAAGGAACTATTGAAACGCGCGTTGACTGTCTATTTCATTAGTCAATCAGGTGTGGCGACCTATTTCGACAGCCAAGGAAATGCGACTAATAACTCAGCCTACAATGCTATTCTTGCAGGACTTGGACAAGGTCAAGGATACTTAAATAACGGTCCGGCGGGTGGAGCTGGTGGAGGTGGAGGCGGAACGGGTGGAACGGGTGGAACGGGTGGAGACTCAGCTCTAGCAGCACAAATAGCAGCAGACATTGCAGCTGGAGGAAATTCTAGTGCAGCACCTGGACAAGGTGGTTCTGGTGGTTCTGGTGGTTCAGGTGGAGGTTCAGGTGGTTCAGGCGGTTCAGGTGGTTCTGGTGGTTCTGGAGGTTCAGGTGGTGCTGGTGCTGGTGCTGGTGGTGCTGGTGCTGGTGCTGGTGGAGTCTTAGGAGGGTTGAACAAAGTCTTTGGACCTCTCTTCACGGGATTTGGAGCCCCAGGTGCACAGGGTTTGGTCGATACAAGTAAAACTAATCCATACCCTGAACTCTTAGGTGGACGAGGAAAGGCTGGTGCTGGTGGTGCTGGTGGTCGTGGAGGCATTGGAGGCATTGGTGGTCTTGGTGGCATTGGAGGAATGGGTGGAACAGCGACTAATCCAAATTTAGACTATAAAGGTTCAATGCCTTCCTCTGGAGGATTAGGTTCGGATGGAAATAGCCAGTTTTTCCCTTATTCTCGTCAACCTGGAGACATGGACCTCGTACAAGACCCATATAGAGTCTCACAACAATTTGCATCGTCGAGCTATTCCTTCAAAACGGAACCCGTTCCATTCCTAACAGATTTCTCAGCCTTCCAAAAGTAAATGTACACCTTCGGTCTTCGAAATAAAAATGGGTCCTGCTGGATTAATGCAGGACTCCAAGCTATCTTACGTATCCCTGACTTCCAGAAACGAGTGAATGATGAAGAAGAAGACCTCGACAATCCAGTCGAGGCATGCCTAGCCGAAATCTGGGCCAGTCGTGGCGATGAGGGATTGAAGTCCCTATATGAATGCGTCAAGGTCTGTCCCTCCATGCCCGCAGGCGAAAGCATCGGTGACTCCCACGAGTTCATCCAGTTCCTCTGTGATAAAGTACCCTTCCTTGATAAGCTTACGCGCTTCAAGGTTGCGAACTCCATTCAGTGCGACCACTGCACCTATAAGGACATTCGTCCCGACACTCTCAACGAGTTCTCCATTACGCCTGTAGGAGGTAAGCAAACCGTCTCCGATGCGATTGCTGAAACCGTCAAGCCACAAAGCATTCCCGATTGGACCTGTGAAAAGTGCAAGCAAAAGGGATGTCACAAGCAGATGATGTTTGCCGAGTTCCCTCAAGTCATGATGTTTCACCAGACTTCCGTGGGAACGACTACACAGTACACTCCCGTCATCGTCCTCAATAAAGTTCGCTTCGCACTCTTTGCGATTGTATGCTTCACGGGCAATCACTGGTTCACCTGGGGTCGTAACCTTCCACCGGGTCAGCCGTGGTATCGATTTGATGACACACATGTTCAAACACACACTGCAAACTTTATGCCTCACGACGACCGTATGCGATTGCTCATGTATTATCGTATCAATGAATAAGTAAAGAATGTCGACAGGAGGTACAGGTCCATCAGGGTCCACGACTTCAACAACAACACAAAACGCATCCTTAGCGACGGGAGGCACAGGACGAACGGGTCCAACCGGAACTATAAGGGAATCGATTCTGACCTCCGATATCTACGGGGTCTTTGTCGGTGCCTTTTTTGTAGTTCTGTCTCTCGTCGTCTTGTTTGTCACGAACTCCTTTATTGCAGTCTTAGTGCTCTGGGCTACGATTGCATTGGTTCTTGCCGTGTTAGTCTATTATGATTTTGTATCGATAGACCAACTGTTCGGAAGTGAAACCGTTGAGAAGAAAGAAGTTAAAAATGAAGTTGTTCCTGCCACCCCCGGAACTCCAGCAAAACCTGGATTAGGAGGTGCTATCATTGGAAGTGAAGTCTTTCACATCTACGACCAAGTCTTCACCTACGATGAAGCACCCGCAGTGTGTGGAGCCTATGGAGCCGAGCTTGCGACACTCGAACAAATCATGGAAGCCTATTCAAAAGGTGCTGAATGGTGTGGCTATGGATGGTCTGTGGGTGGAATGGCCTTGTATCCAACCCAACTTGAAACATGGAAACGTCTTCAACAAGAAGTCGACCCAGGAAAGAGAACCTTTTGCGGTCGTCCAGGCGTGAACGGTGGTTACTTTGACCCAGCTACAAAGTTCGGTGTCAACTGCTTTGGTTTCAAACCTGCGGGTCAATTCACTCCACCCGGTCCCGTTCCAGGCATAGATATGGTCAAATACAACTCTATGGTTGAACGTTTCAAGAGAATGCTCAAGATATTGACACTAGACCCCTATTCTCGTAACGAATGGTCTAAATACAAAAAACAAAGCACTGTTGAAAAGTTTGTTGGTGGAGGTGCATTCACAAACCCATTCAAGCAGAGTTTTTTCACTCCCTTTGGAGTTCGAGAACATTTAGAAGGCGGTAATGGGTATGTAGAACCTTTAGGTGGAGCATTGGGAAATAATGCTCCTTCTTGGGAAGGACCGTATGGAATTCGTGGAGGTAAGGGTGAAACAGGTGCAACAGGTCAAAAAGGTGACCAGGGTCTTGGAGGTCCTCAAGGTACTGCAGGAACCAATGGAACTGTAGGACCTCAGGGTATTCAAGGAGACCAAGGAGATATAGGACCCACAGGTCCGGAAGGAAAACAGGGTCTTAAAGGAGACCAAGGTGTGCCTGGAGCTGCTGGAAGTACCGTCAATGTTATAGGAGAGCGAGGATATACAGGACCTACCGGTAGGGATGGAAGTCAAGGACCCACAGGTAGAAATGGAACGAATGGAACGAATGGAACAAATGGAACGAATGGACCTGTTGGACCTGTTGGACCTGTTGGACCTGCTGGACCGGCAACCCAATCGACGATTCCTAGAAACTTGAATGTAGATAGTATCGACATTGGTGGCGTGCGAATCGATCAGCGCAGTGGTCAACCAGGAACCCTTCAGTTTTCAAGACCAGGCAGTGGCGGTGACGCTGGTTTCTTATTTGATATGTATGGAGATGGAGCCGATTGGTCTAAAATGTTCATTCGTCGAGGTGGTTATAAGAAATTCGATTAAGTTATTCACCCCACGCAAACAACGGTGGAACATCGCCTACACCGCGTCCATAGGAAAGTCCTCGAGTTCCTTTGAAACACAAATACGGCATGCCTGGAACATGACGCATTCCTTCGGGACATTTCTTGTAACACAGTGCATCGACGTTTTCTCGGTCTCCATAGCCATCACAGGTTAACTGCTTGGCTCGTAAATCTCCACCTGTCAACCCACCCACGCATCCAAAGATACTTTTCCACGCACAGTTATCCCACTTCAATGTCTTCTGACACAACAACCCCCAGTCGTTCCATGGACTTCCATCATTGTATCGATGTCCGGAATCATAACACGACCTCAATAATAACACTTTTCCAATTCCTACATTCACTGTATTCGCCCAACAGACGGGGCCTACTCCATGGTATCCGTCTTGACAGGCCTCGTAACATAACCCTGCGTCTAACTCCGACTTGTTTGCCGGACAGGTGTCGGGTGTAAGGGCAAAAATACGCTTTCCCTTTGCATTGGGTTCAAAGGACAAGATGTCTTCGTCGTTGAAGGGATTTCCGTATTTAACCACAAAGGTTTCTCGGTAGCGTAATCCCACAAAGAGAATCACTACAAGAACTAGCAGGAGTTCATACATTATTTTGTCGGCACATTTTAAGATGGAACCTGTTCAACCGAAACTCTTCGAGCGACCCAAGTGGAAAACACAAACTGAGATTCCTGTAGCCAAAGGATATGAAACCACGTATCCCTTTCAATGGCTTCTCTTCAAGCCGCAACTTCATGCCGTGGAGCCGTTTGTCACCAACCAAACTACACGAAATGAGAATACAAAACGACCCTCAAAATAGCGGCGAGTTGTTTCGATCAACCGACCTATGGGTTATGAGCCCATCGCGCTTCCTCTGCGCCACGCCGCTATCTAGACTCCGTAGACTCTCTTTAAATAATCACCCGTCTTACAACAAAGATGGAAGTTGCCCTTCTACTTGGATTAGCTGCGCTGGGTTATAGCCTTGCGCCGCAGATTGCACGAATGCAAGAAGAACAACTTAAAAAGCGAAATCCAAAGGAAACCTTTATTAGTCCAGCCGATTTTCAACAGATGGATTCAGTGAATGTAGTTCAGTCAGCAGAGGGACATAATAACATGGTACCCTTCTTTGGAGCCAATGTGACTCAATCCACCTACAGTGGTGCAACCGATGGAATTCTCGATACCTACACAGGCACTGGCAAGAACACCTTTTTCCATAAGGAGGAAGCAGGTGCGTTCTTCAAACCTGAAGCCGCCACTGGATTGCCTTGGGGTAAGCAGGTAGAGACGGACTTTGAACAATCTCGTATGGTCACTTCACTTGCCACCAAGAATGTATTCCCCATTGAACCTGTTTTGGTCGGTCCTGGTGTGAACGATGGATACACCAATCTTCCTTCCGGTGGGTATCAACAAGATTCCATTCGTGAGTTTGCACTCCCCAGAACCACCGATGAATTGCGTGTAGAGAACAAGCCCAAGCTTACCTATTCTGCTGACCCTATTCCAGGTTCACACTTTATTACCGACATGGGTCTTCAAGCGCCTGTCAAGAAGAACCGCCCCGACCGTTTCCAAGTCTTACAAGACAAGGATGGTTCACTCCCGCACTTGAACACTGCGGTCGGTCAACAGGTTGCGTCTGCGATTTACCCCAATCAGGTCATGAAGGTCCAGCACCGTGAAACTACTTCAGTCGAATACGAATCCCCTGCTCAATCCGCAGCCGGTGGATACTTGTCCTACATTCGTGCCTTCACAGAACCTTACCAAGAGTTCATGCGATTGACCGTTGAAGGACGCCCAACACCTGCAGGACCTTCGGGTGGAACATCCGCATTGGCTGCGGGACCTCAATCCTACAATGTCCAGACTCACAAAGATGAGACACTTCTCAACAACTCTCGTTCCTTTGAGGCTCCACTCATGACCTTTGGTGGACAAGCACCTACCGCTGCTCAAATGGGTTCAGTCAAGTTCTTTGAACCACTTCAAGAAGACATCAATGTTCAACGCAACAATCCAGGTATCTTAGACGCTTTCAAGAAGAACCCGTATACACAGAGTTTACAGTCTAGTGCGTAATGGACTTATTGGGGTATTCAGAGACTGTGTTGGACATCTGTCTCGTCGGGAAGTCACGCCGTGAAATTCATACGATTCTTCGTCAAGTCTATGTCTATCCAACTCGTATTCGCATTTGTCCTTGTGTGACCGACCCGTGGGTTCGGAAAACCTTGGAGTTTCTAGACGCGCACTACAGCAATGAACCATCTCATCCTAGACATGGGACGGATTGAAAATAGTCTTCTTCAACGACGTGATGAACTTGCACAAGCAACTTCATGGACGTTTAATCTTATTTTACTCGGCTTGGTGTTGACAGGCTTTGCTTACTTTTTAAAGGTTCAATACACTACACATCAAGCTGAAATCCAAGAAGAGAAACGCATTCCCTTTGAACCGCAAGTATGGTATTCTGCGGTGCGAAATGTTCGTAGTGAAGAGTATGGACGGCAACTCCAACCTTTTGAAATTGAAACTCGATATGGTGTACCGTGATTTACCGATTGAAGAGGCACAGAAGAAGTTTGAAGAACTTAAGGTCGTTCCGCCTGACACTGTTGAAGCACCGAAACCCAAGCGGAAGACAGTTAAAGCTTTACTTCCCAAGAATAAGTAATGAGTACGGTACTCCCGTTCTCAAACAATGCGATTGGCGTGTTCGCATACGAAGGGTTTTCGTACACGATTTCCAATCCGGACTTAACCTATACGTTACAAACTGTGTCAAACTCGTCTGGGTTTGGTCCGAGTCCTTCACCACTCTATTTCACTAAGATTGGGAATGTAAATTACACCTTTGCGAGTACAGATGCATCCACCAATCTGACGGCAGGAACGAGTGAAAACTTTATTCTTCAAACCGTGAGCGGTTCGTCCATCTTAACTTCCAGTAACACGGTGACGGTTGGACCTGGACGATTCTTAGACGGTTCAGGTGCATCGTTAAGTAATAACGCATATACCTTCTTTAAGAATGAGGCCAATCCACCCATTCGTCTTGTGGCTCCATTTAACTTGAAACAACCCACTTCCATTCCAACCTTACCTCCTGGATTGTCCTTTGTAAGTAATGCCTCGAACATCTACGATATTAGCGGTATTCCATTGGTCACGGTTCCCAATAGCAACTACCAAATTATTGGAGTTCAAAATGGAGGGAGCAAGATTGTGACCACGAAGTTCAATCTGGTGATTAGCAATGAACGACTTCGGTTGAACTTGGATGCGAGTACGAACATTACAGGAATGACGATTGGAACTCCAATTACATCTCGCACCTTTACTGCAATTCCTCCATCTGGTTCATCGGTGGTTCGCTATACCTTTCCAACGCTTCCGGATGGAATTACGGCACGAGATTCGTTGGGAAATGTACAGAGCTCTCCGTTCACACCCTTGGATGCTTCGTATACGATGATAGTTGAAGGCACACCTACCTTAGCCGCAGCCTATGCGTTTCGTGATGGAGGCGCGGGAATTATTGGGTTGTCCTATCAAATTCAAGCCTTTCGAACCGTTCCAACTCCCTTACTTTCAAATAGTCAGACCTTGAACTTTAAATTTGCAGAAACGGTCTTGTTTGACTTGTCGACGATTCAACCTTTGTATACAGGTGTTCCATTGGTAGCTGGTCAAAACTTCTTTCGTGCAGCCACGTATTTCACAAGCAATGTAGATATCAGTAGCATCTTCTCACCGGATTTGCGGTCTGATTTATCGCTTACCTTTGATGCTTCATTTTCCAGAGCCAATTTGATAGGTACACCTATAAGTGCAGGAAGTGCAAACTACACAATTCGTGCAACCAATTCGAATAATGTCACACGAGACTATGTCACACCGATTACCGTCTCCAATGATATCATTTCGTTTATCACTCCTACACCTGCAATCGACACATGTTACAGCTTTATCTTATCGAGACCGGTAGACCAGGTGAAAGCTGGATATTATCCGTATCCAATTACTTTTGCAGCCGAAGCAGGTTCGAAACTCCCAGTCGTGTTATCCGCTCCTGGTTTGGCAGGCACGGGACTTTCATTGTCCAATGGAACGATTGTTGGACTCCCAACGTCTGTACTTCCACTCACATCGATTTCAGTCAACGCAACTGTGACAGGTTCACCTGCGACGGCAAGTCGAACGGTTAAGGTCTCTATCTTGAACGATGTCTTCACGATTGGAAATGTAGCGTCCAGTAATTTTGCGTTTATTCAGAACATTCCTATTACACCGTTTCAGATTCCCGTAACGACGTTAAGTGAACGTAATGTGATTAACTTTACAACCTACGGTGGTCCGACGGGAATTATTGTGAACCCTGCGGGTGTGGTTTCAGGCACTCCGTTAACTGCATCTCCGACTGCTGGAAACATCACCTTCGAACCGACTACGGGATATGCGTCGGGTACACGAGATTTCAGTTTTAGTTTGGTTCCAGACAGTATTCTGATGACGGTTCCACAAACAGTGTACACTTTTATTGCAGGAGGTTCTGTATCCATTCCAATCACAGGTACTTCCTATAGTGGAACGAATGTGAGCAACTATGCACTTGCATCTCCGAACTATGGACTCACAGTGAATCCGACGAGTGGATTAATCTCGGGAAACTGGACAGATAGTATTCCTCCAAACACAATTCTTCCTGCAAGTGGAGTACTTACCTTTACATCCGAAGTAGGTAATCTCATTGGTACTTTACCTGCTACGTTCACAGTGAATCCAGTCGTCAAACGCTATAGTTTCCTATGGGCAGCGGATAAGTTTTATACATATGACGATGTCTCATGGTCTACCAATGTAAAGTACTCTGTAAAACAAGGGTTTGATATTCTCATCAAAAACAGCAATGTGAATGGTAACTTTGTGGTCGCAACTGCATCCAATAGGATTTGGCGCTCTGCAACTGGAGAGGATTTTCTTCCTATCGATACCGACCAACTTTGTTGTTCAAAACTCGCAGTCAAAACTAATTTTCCAGTCTGGTGGTGTTCAGGAATCCGAGTGGACGACTTTGCAGTGAACCGTGCAGCCATCATTTACTCAGAAGACAATGCTACCTCTTGGGACTTACTAACTATCCTTCAAGATACTGGGAGTAACTACATGCTTGCACGCGATAGTAACACGAATACTGGAAATGTTTACCTCCGAGGTGGAATAGCACTTGCCTATGGAGACGGGGTCTTGATGGCAGGAGGAATGTCAGATGGTTCAGGTAGTCCAGTCATGCTTCGGTCGTTAGACGATGGGTCTACTTGGGTCAACGATGTTGTGGGAGGGTTCGTGGAAGAGACTGCGTATTACAATTTTGACAATTCGTCTATTTGGATAGCAACCGGTTCAAGTAGTTACAAAAGTATAGATTCAGAGACTTCAACCTTATCGTATTCATTTGCAACCGATACCATCAAGTATTCGACTGACCAAGGAGAAACTTGGTTTAATGGGGGAAATGACTTTACAATGATGGGTTGTGAAGTCATCTATGCAGACAATACGTGGTTAGCGACGGGATTGGATGGTGTTTCCTCTAGTTCGTATGACCTTAAACTGAAATACTCAACGGACGGAAGTAACTGGAGCAATGTGACACTGTTTACGACCGACCCGTTCAGTAACATGACCACACCTATGATTGCTCCCTTACCCATAGGGTCGATGAACTACGACGGTTCAAACTGGAATGTCTTTGTTCGTACAGAAGACTTATCGGGGAATAAAACATTGAAACTCTATAGTAGTCCTACGCTATCTGCGGCAGCTTCGGAATGGACAACTGAGGATTTAAGTGGGACCTTTCCAACCGATGATGGACTACGTATGCTTTCGTATACGCGACCTCAATACCTCCGAAACACAGGTTCTACAACAGACTTGGATATTTCATTGACCTTTGATACAGGAGATATTGGAAATGGACCTATCGTGAGTTCACCGAGTTCCAAGTCCTTCTTACTGTATCAGTATATCCCTGTGTCGATTCAATTCGGAACTTCGGGTGGAATTGGAAATGTGTATTTCTTCGTGTCAGACTCAGACCTTCCTCCCGGTCTGGACTTCAATCCGTTGACGAATGTTTTATCCGGTAACTCTGTGAAACTAGGTCCTGCCTCCACTCTGATTTATGTTGAAGATAGTAGTGGCATTACGATTGAGAGACTGAGTTTTACAACCATTCTTCCTCGAGTGATACGCAAACAAGATGGTGCAGCCGCATACACTTCACTACTGAAACAATACACCGAAGTCTTGGCAGCTCAAAGTGGTCGCGACCAACGCATGCTTCCAAACCAAGAAGTACGATTGGGAGAATTCATGTCACCGGTTCCTCCGACGGTCATTACAAAGACATTCAATTCCGATTGTACCAAGTGTATTGTCGCTGTGGACGCGTCTGGTGAAATCATCGCCATCGATGCAGGACTACTTTCAGTGAATGTTAATGAGTTTGTGGATGCGAACGAGGGTGCACCATTGGACGGCGGAAGTGCCTAATCAAATGTATCGGGTTACTAACAAATGTCGTCGGTATCTAGACGAATCCAACTTCGGCGCGATACAGCCGATAACTGGACTTCAATCAATCCAATCCTTGCAGAAGGTGAGATTGGATATGAAACCACAGGATTTAAGCGTATGAAGGTTGGCGATGGTAAATCTCGTTGGGGAGCGTTGGCGTATTTCAACATTGGTCCTACAGGTAGGCTTGGAACAACCGGACCCATAGGACCGAACGGAGAAGCAGCCAATACAGGTGCTACAGGTCCCACAGGTGTTCCGGGTCTTTCAAGTGGAGTCACCTTTCAACTGAATCACACCTCAGCAGGTCCTATCGTCTATACGACTGTGGTGTCTACCTTGGCAGGAAGTTCTCAAGGTCTTACCAACGAGCCTGGGACAGTTGCAAGGTTCTCCAATCCTTCGGGCACGGCAGTTGACACTTCAGGGAATGTGTATGTAGCAGACACATCGAATCATGTGATTCGTAAAATCACGTCCTCGGGTGTAGTGAGTACTTTTGCAGGAGATGGGGCTCCAGGGACTAGAGATGGCTCAGGGTCTAATGCCCAATTCAATAGTCCTTCGGCCATTACAATTACGAGTGCCGGTATACTCTATGTGTCCGATGCAGGAAACCATCGTATTCGTAAGATTACCTCCACAGGTATCGTTACCACTTTTGCAGGAGATGTATCGGGCTTCAAAGACGGAATTGGAAGTAATGCTGAATTCAATAGTCCACAAGGAATCGTTCTAGATTCTTTAGGCAACGTGTTTGTAGCAGATTCTGGTAATCATTGTATTCGCAGTATTACACCTGCGGGTCAAGTGTCTACTTTAGCAGGACAATCTACTTCGGGTACTACAGATGATTTGGGAACGTCTGCGAAGTTCAATACTCCCACTGGACTTGCAATTGATAGTCTTCGAAACCTATACGTTACAGACAAAAACAATCATCGCATTCGTAAGGTGACTTCACAAGGCGGTGTCTCTACTTTGGCTGGAAGCACAAGTGGATTCACAAACAATACTGGAACGGCTGCACAATTCAGCTCACCGGTCGGAATTGCAATCGATTCAACAGGAACTCTCTATGTAGCAGATACAGGGAACCATCGTATTCGTACAGTCACTTCTACCGGTGTAGTGACAACCTTTCTTGGACTGAGTACTTCCGGAAACACAAACGGTAGTCCAAGCCAAGCGCAGTTTAGTAGTCCCTATAGCATTACTGTTGGAACGACGGGTGTGTTCTATGTGGCAGAGTACGCCAACCATCGTATCCGTAAGATTGTTGTCACATCCTCAGACCCAAATGACTATGTGTTCACCCCATTCATAGGTACATTAATGACCCCACTCAATTCAATTCCTACTACATCAAGCTACATTGTAGTGCCTGAACGCAAGACGAATACAAATATTGCAACCTTTACGATTCCGTTAATCTCTATGCCTTCAACCACTTCGATTGTCGGACAATGGGTACTTGGACTAAATGCATCGGTCGCACTCTCTGCAAATGCCGGTAGTTTCTACTTTGAAGTATTGGATGGGACAACCTCAATTGTAGTCGGAACATCGAACCGAGTCGCACAAACCTCGTCCGGAGTCATTTTGGCAACCTTGACAGTTCCTGCACGCGTCTACACAACCAACCTCACACTCAAATTGTTTGTCACGACCCGAGATTTCAGTCCAATGACGATTCGATTCAATGGTTCAACCTTGTCGTATTTGAACACGACGATTATTAACGTTGGACCCACAGGTGCAACAGGTCCTCATCTATTCACCATCTTCAATAAATTGGACTATCGAGTCATTACGAGTATCACCGATAAGAGTGATCAATTGCTTGCTAACTCAAACCTTACATTCAACGGGTCCAATTTAAACGTTGTAAACACCGTGACGACGTCAAACTTTCGAGGACAAGGCACAGTCGCTGCACCTCCGTATGCGTTTACAAGCGATGTGACGAGTGGAATGTTCCTTCCTAGTGAGAGTAATCTCGCATTCACAACCGCTGGAGTTGAACGAATGCGAATTACTACTGGAAATGTAGGCATTGCTACACCAAGTCCAGCCTTTACTTTGGATGTGAGTGGAACTGCGAATGTTTCAGGTAACTTATCGGTTGGAAGTATCACTACAGCAGGTGGTGGATTTTCAGTTCCCGGTAACTTGACAGGTGCAATTATCCGTGCCTCGTCGAATGGCACTCCTGCTGTTCCTGTATACACATTCTCAAATGATTTGTCCAGTGGGTTGTTCATTCCTTTTACGAGCGGTTTGGGATTTGCTACTGCTGGAAGAGAGCGGATGACAGTCACATCCAGTGGAAGAGTAGGTATTGGTAATTCAGACCCAGTCAATACTCTGGATGTAACTGGAACTGCGAGAATCTCAAGCACTTTATCTGCGGGTGCTACAACTGTTACCAGTTTGAATGCTGGTTCTGGGGCTATCACTACTACAGGTGGTTTATCATCTAGTGGTTTGAATGCTGGTTCTGGGACTATCACTACTACAGGTGCAGTATCCGGTGGAAGTATCAGCACAACAGGCACTTTATCCGCAGGTGCTACGACAGTCACTAGTTTGAATTCTGGGGGGAATATCAGTAATGCAGGTTCCTTAACGACTGGAGCTGCAACTGTGAGTAGTTTGAATTCTGTGGGGAATATCAGTAATGCAGGTTCCTTAATAACTGGAGCTGCAAATATGAGTAGTTTGAATGCTGGGTCTGGTGCTATCATTACAACGGGTAGTTTGTCAGCAGGTGCTATAAATGTTGATAGTTTGTCTAGTGGGTACAACACTATGAGTGTATTGAATTCTTCGATTGGACCCAACTTTATTTGTAGAGATGAAAACGATACTATCTATTTTACTGGAGGAGGATTATTAAAATCCGTCTCACCAACAGGAGTCGTTACTACAATACCCTCTACAGGCTACCCATTTACTATTGCATACTATGGTGGAAGTCTCTATTTCACAGAAGTTTCTACTGGCGATGCTAGAGCCATCTTTAAAATGGTGATTTCTACTGGCGTAGTTACAACCTTTGCTGGAAATAATGCCGTCGCTAGCTTTGTAGATAATGTGACGGGAACCAACGCTAGATTCGATGCTATACGAGGAATCATAATAGACTCTGTTGGAAATTTATATGTTACCGACCAAGGAAACCGTCGTATTCGTAAAATTACTCCCGATGCGGTTGTTTCAACAGTTGCTGGAACTGGAACTATGGGAACGACAGATGGTGTAGGAGGAACTTTCCGTAGTATAGACAAAATACTACTGACTAGTACTGGTGACTTATGGGTTAAAGATATGTATAATACTTTTCCTAACCCTAATATTATTCGTTATGTGACAGTTTCAACGGGTGAAATCCGTACTCTGGATACAAATGGTTTTTTAGCTACCAATCCAACCTCATTTTATACGGATAGTATTAATAGTATCTCGATTGACTCGGTAGATATATTGTACGTGACAAATGGTACTAGTATTACTAAGAGACAAGGTAACATTCTTACTACTACTTCTCTTGTTGGAAGTAATAGGCAATCTATAATAACATCTAAAAATGCTTTAATTACATTTGATAGCGACTTGAGTATGAGACGGTATACTGCTGGTCCTCTGTCGGTTGGTCATACGACTGTATCGAGTTTGTTTGCTGGGTCTATGAGTACAACCGGTAGTGTGTCAGCAGGTAGTGCGAAAGTAACAGGTACCTTAACAGCAGGTAGTGCGACTGTCACTAGTTTGGCTGCTGGTTCTGGTAACATTACTACAACCGGTAGTTTGTCAGCAGGTAGTGCGACTGTCACTAGTTTGGCTGCTGGTTCTGGTAACATTACTACAACCGGTAGTTTGTCAGCAGGTAGTGCGGCAGTAACAGGTACTTTATCCGCA